GTGAACCTCAGCATCAAAGAGTTGCACGAAAGCAGGGGACAGATTTGCTTGTGTTGTCATATTTGCCTCCTAGCAAAAGTTGTTAACTTAACAGCGCAACAGTTGTCCAGAAGGTCTGGGCTGAAACTACTCAAATAGGCCTTGAGCCAGCCGCAAGTTTCCTTGCTACCAGAAAGGCTGTGTTCCAGTTATCTTTCAATTACAAGATATACACTACAAGATGGACCTTGTAAAGTTATTTATACCTTTCGTAAAACCTTTTCTCAACAGACTTAGTATATGCAGGGTCTGTCCCATATCTTGGGTCCTTCATCATCTTACTTGTTTCTGCTTTGAAATCATCTTCACTCTCTGGAAGTTCTGGAGTTTCAGTTCTTGTAGGAATGGTAATACTATCTCCAGCCAGGTTCCTCATCTTGATAAGAAGTTTTTGTCCAATAGCTGTACCGCCCCATATATCTATCTCATCTCTCTCCTCTTCAGAGATAATACCTTTGCGCAGTAAGCTATCAGACCAGCCTATATTACCTTTGATAATTTCATCAGCGTTTGTTCCTAGAAGTGCTTTTTGTTGTTTAACATCTAGGTCAATACTTTCTTGTTGTCCTTGAGCCTGGCTCAAAAACTGATTTGTTATTTCATCATATGCTGATTGTGTAAGACCATTCTTCTTGGCCCAGTCATCAAAGAATGATACAAGAGGGTCATCATCTGGAATACCAGCTTTCTCTACTATACTTTTATCATACTTCTCTGGGGTCTTATGGTCTCCCTTATGAAACTTCTTTTCAAGTTCATTATAGCTAGCAGCCATCTTTTCCAGGTCTGGACCATCATCTTCCCAAAACTTATCTGGAAACCAATCTGGCCTATCGTAAGGACCTTCATCATCATTATCCTCAGTAGGCGTCTGCTCTAGGTGCGGTGCTGGTTCATTTGTTTCTTGTGAAACATCTTCTTCCGTTCTGGGTTGTGTCTCCATCAATCCTTTTGGCTCTGGTTGTTGCTGCTCTTCAGTCTTTTCAACTTCTGTATCAGCAGCCAGCGCCTCATTAGCTTGGCTCATTTGCTCTCCTTATTCGTTGTTGTATCTCTCTCACAATAGAGTTCTGGCCTTCTCTAGCATAGCCATAGCTGCTATCAGCACCAGGAACCCAGCAAGGTTGGTCAAGAGTTATTTGTTTTAAGTGTTCCAATACTTCCTTGCCTTCTTGAGTTTGAAAACACTTTCTATAAACAATATCCAGCCTACGCTGAATATCATCATCACTTATCCTAAACTGGGCTACATTACTATCTAATCCGTCCCAGCCTGGAGAATTGATATCTCTAATCTTTTCTGCATTGTTTGCCATAATTATCCTTCCGCTGGCCTATCTGGGGCTGCACCTTCTACATCTGGATTTGGACCGCCAGGCGGTGCGCCTTCACTTTCAGCCATCATTTGTTGAACATCTGGAGGACGCCCTGCTGCTGCTGCTGCACCAGGCCCCTCAGCTGGTGGACCCCCAGGACCAGCCATTCCTTGTTGCTGCGCCAGCATCTGCTGAGCCTGCTGTATAATTTGCGCTCTCTGTTCTGGAGTAGTTCTAAGGTTGGCATCAATACCTAAGTTGTCTAATAAGTAATCCCCAACAGCCTCTGGATTTATTAGGGCGCCACCAGCACCACCCAGAGCCTGGGATATCTGCATAAATTGTAATATGTTTCCAACCTTCTCCATATTCTGTGCCATAGCCAAAGGAGACTGAGGTTCAATCTGTACTTCTAATCCATTTAATTTTAGTGGTAGTTCTATCAAACCTTCTTGGTCCATTAACTCTAAAGTCCTGGTAATGATTGGCGTCATAGTTTCGTTAATCAATCTACCAAAAGCAGAACCTAAGTTTTGACTTAACTCTTTCATTCGTTCTACAATTTCAGTTGCAGACCTTGCACTCATGTTATCTGGAGGCAGGCTTTCATCTAAAAGAGTTTTCTTAATATTCATTCGTAAATCATTTGCTATCAATGAAGATAGGTTAGCATCTCCACTTCTAGGCAATGGTGCTAAACTTGGACCCCTTGGGCCTCCGTTACTAGATACACCTATGATAGCACCAGGTACTATTTGAATAGCTTGAGGATTAAGAACGCCATCATCTACCGCAGTAAATACTCCACCAATACTTAGGCTGGCATTTTTTAAGTTTAATTCTACAACTTTGTTCAGCGTCTTAATATCTGGTAAGGCATATAAACAAACACCTCTTCCATATATTTCACCAGGCGCAACCATGTACCTGGATATAATCCAAGGAAAAGATTTTAATGTTTTATGAAGGATTTTATAATCCCCCTCCATTGTCATTAAACAATAATCAAAATCTCCATCATCATTTGGATAAGTAGCCTCTAAGAGTTCAACTCTTTCCATAGGCCTTTCTTGATATTTCTGAGCAAGTTCTTCTGGTATATCGCTTTCTGGAAATTCTTTTTGTATAGCCTCAAAAGGTTTTTTAAATTTTCTAAATACAAAATTAGGTTTACCCATAGGTCCTTCGTCAAAAGTAACCTGGTACATAGGTATAGAAGTAAACTTTATAGGTTGAACATCATCTCCTTTTTGAATGAGCATGCAGGCAGTACCCACCGCTAAATCTAAAAGAAACTCACCTATTGCTAAATCAAAACCAGACTGGCGCATTACACTAAACATTTTAGTAGTGTAATTATCTAATATTTGTTGTGCCTCTATTCTTCGTTCTGGTGGTACATCTGGACCAGGCCTCAGCCTACACCATTGCTGTTGAGGAGGAAACAAAGCTGATTGTATTCTGTTAGCGAACCTTGATGTTGAGTGGATAGCTGTACTATCAAACACTCTCTTCATCTTGTTCTGGCCTGGTGTATTTTGCTCATAATACCCATCATAAAGATTGCGCATTGGTAAGCAAAACTCATATGCCTCTTCGTATATAGAGCGCCACATTTCCTTCCTTGTTTCACAAGTCTTATAGCGCTTTTTTAATTCTTTAACTTCTAATGCCATATTATGCCGCTTTATGCTTAGCTACAAAAGCCTTGGCCTCAGCAACGCTGTTGAAACCCCATGCTTTTAGTGCTAGTGCTTTTCTAGTTGGATTGCCTTTTTCGTCCTTCATAGGACCTTCTACACCAGCCATACGAGCAGCAAAACTAATGCGCCTAGGGCTAGTACCAGACGAAAGCGGTTTTTTGAGATTGGCACCTTCAGTCTTTTTAAAATGGTCTCTTCCAGCTTGATTAAGGCCCCCTTCAGGGTTTTGAAATTTTTTAGCGACCATATCTTAGTCCTATGCCATAGCTGGTTTTTTCTTACCATATTTCTTAGCCATTGCTTTCTTTAGGTTTGTTTTGGACTTCTTGTTTTTGTCCTTGTCTTTTTTGTTCGCCATTCCGTAATGAGTTGGCATTATTCCCCCCTTCCGTAGTAGGTCTTTTGTGTTTTGGGTTTCTGATGTAAGTTCGCCTAGGCATGTTAGCCCCTAGGGTTTCTTACATCATTATTCCCAAGTTTTGTATTAGACGCCACATTAGTTCCACCAGCTGTTGGTGATACCCTAACTTGTGTCATCAGCTGCCTTCCAGCGCCACTTCTGGCTAACCTTCTTGACCTTATCTTCCTTCTCTCCCTTCTCTCATCTTCCTCAAGCTGTTGACTTCTTCTGTCAACTTCTGGAGTTGGTGGAGGTGGTGGGGGAGAGGGACTGCTAAATAATCCGCCCATATTAAAATATCCTTGCCATCATATAATAGTCATCTCCTTGAGGTCCCCAATGTTTAGCGGTTCCCTCTATTGTAAAGTAGCATACCTTGGCCCAGCGCACAGCCAGAACATTCTCAGTACATACCATAATTTGTAACCTCTTTATTCGTAGTTTGTTCGCAGCATGCTCAAAAAATAGTTTACTTCCTCTGTGAAATCTAATTGTTCTCCTGGAGATATGCTTACTTGGAATTAGCCAGGCCTCATACACTCCGTCCCATAACTGCCATATTCCAAACATTGCATATATGGTATCGCCTTCCATAGCTGTAAAAGCTAGGCCCTTATCTATAAGCTGCTCAA